AGCTAAGAAGATATTTGATGGTATCTTTTCTCCTCAATTTGAAGAAGATAAAAGCTTTGTCAATGATGATGAAGTTACAATACATGGATTACAGAACTATGGCGTAGGTACTAAATACTTTGCTGACGTTAGAGAGTCTAAGAGCTTTGCTGAATTTAGTTTCATGCTTAGAAGAGCGGCTGAAGACACTAGAATAGATGAGATGATTGCAAACTCATTATCTGATTCTGCTAGAACTACTGCATCTGTAGCTGGAGCTATTGTTGATATTGATATAGCTGTTGGTTTTGGTGCTGGAGCATTGTATAAAGCTGGAACATCTCTTGCTAAAGTAGCTGCTGTTGAAGGTTTTGCTGAAGCCGCTTTAGCTGCAAGTCATTATGCTATGGATGAAAGCTACAACTTAGATGATGCTGCAATAGATATGGTTATTGGAGTTGGTGTTGCTACTGGTGCTGCTAAACTGTTTGCTGGTTTTGATAACACATCTATGTCTCAAAGAGTAACCAACACTGATGCAGTTCAATACTCAAACAATAGAGCTTGGACTACTGATGACTTAATGAAGCCAGAAGGTTTTGCTGTTAAGCCAATCCATGATGTATCTCATCTTGATGATGTTAAGTTTAAATCATACAAAGAGAATAGAGCCGCTTTCTTCGATACTCAAAAACAGATACATGGAGAAGTTCTAACTAAACAAATAGATGATGCTAAAGCTTCTGTTAGAGATGTTGAATCTAAGATAGTTGAAGCCAAAGCTAGACTAGGTGAAGCCAAGAGTCAAGCATGGATAACTCGTAGACAGAATGAGCTAGATAATCTAAGATTAGAGCTTAAGACAAATAAAGAGAAACTATCTATAGACCTTGATAAGAAACCAATGTCACCAGAGAAAGCTAGAATTATGAACATGGTTGATAATATGGCTGAAGATGTTGTTGATATCCAAGACGAACTATACAGCATTATCAAAGGTGGAAACAAAGATGATATTGCTCAGCTAGAAGGTACTGTTAATGAACTTGCAGTTAGATTCCCTAAAGAGATGGAAGCTATTAAGAGACTGTTTGGTTCTAAGATGAATAACAAAGAAGTTGAGAAAGAGATATTTAGTGCTGATGGTGTATTTAAAAACTTATCCAGAAAACAGAAGGTTGCTTTAGCTGGAGCTACTTTAGTTACTGGTTCTAGCTTAAGTGCTGATGATGGTTCAATAGCTGGAGAGATTACTGGAGTATTCTTAGGTCTTATGATTATTGGACTAGGTGGCTCTAAAGCTATGACAGCATTAAAGAACGCAGATATAAGAGGAACTGTATCTAAGGTTAGTGACAAGATTAGTTCTGCATATCACAAAGCTGAAGTGAGAGTATCGCCACAAGCTACAAGCATAGAGAAGACAACTGAGCTTATAGTTAGCAATATGCATACAAGATTAACATCTACTGTAGCTCCATTTCAGAAGGCTGGTGGTAAAGCTATGGAGATTGTTGATAACCTTCTATACTCAGCTAAGACTGGTGCTGGTGCAGAAACAATCAAGTCTAGTTGGGCACACTCTACAATGTCAAAGTATTCACTTGCTGAGAATAGAGCATTTAAATCTTGGAAGCAAGAGCAAGGAATAACATTCTCTAAAAACTTCTTTAATGATATGGATGCTATTCATGTATTTAGAAAGCAAGTTACTGACAATATGGAAATGAGAAATAGTACATCTAAATCTATAAGTGAGCTAACATCTAAGAATGATGAGATTATGGCTGAGATTTGGGCTACAGCAAAAGAGTATAAAGTCTATGGTTTTGAGAAGATGGATTACAAGGCTGGTATGATTCCTCGTTTATGGAAGAACCAAGAGCTAAATACTCTGGTTGGAAAACTAAGCAATGACGATAAGATTAAGCTTAGAGATGCTGTAGCTACAATGATTTCTAAGACATCAGGTGATATGGTTAAAGCAACTGAGCAAGCTGATGAGTTTATGAAGAGTTGGGAAAAAGGTTTTGATGCAACAATGACAGCAAATAAAGCTGATGATGTTTATGGTTCAATAGAGCACTTACTTAAAGACGATACAGACTTTGGTGACTTCGCTGATGCAATGAATGTGACTGATGATAAGTCTTCTAGAGCTAAGCATAGAGTTGATTTTAATATAAATGAATTTGAAGACATCACTGTTAATATAGATGGCGTTGACATGAAGATAACTAAAGAGCATATGGTTGAGAGAGATTACAAATCAATCCTAGACCAAGTTGCAAACACTATGTATGGTAGCTCTGCTTTAGCTAGACATGGTTACAAAAGTGTTGCTCAACTAGACAAGGCAATACTGACTGTAAAAGACCAATCAATTAGACATGAGCTTAGAATAATTAAAGACCTAGTAGTTGGAGTTCCTATACCAAGTAACAATAAATATGTGCATGAGTTTAGTATGATTGCTAAAGATTTAACTGTTGTAGCTAAATTACCATTGGTTGTGTTCTCTCTTCCTCCAGAGTTTATATTTACACTAGCTAATTCTGGAGTAGCTAAAGGGGTTAGAGAGCTTATTAACTCAGTAGCACATAGTTTTGGTAAAGAAAGTGAAATGATGGCTTCACTGGCAGATATAAGCGGATTGTCAACATCTCTAAGTAGAATGGATGTAACTGGATATAGAGGTCTTACTGATGATGTTACTGACTTAGATGATGCTGGAGTTGTTTCATCAATAAGAGAATCAACTATGAAGCTAAGAGATATGTCTATGGTAGTCAATGGTTTATCTTATTTCTCAGATGTTTTACAGAGAGCCAACTTAGCTTTAAATGCAGAGAAGTTTGCAAGACTTGTATCCAAGGGAGACTTTGACTCTAAGAGTGGTATCAGTAAAAGCAGACTTATTAACTTCGGAATAGATGATGAGACAATAGCTTCTTTTAAAGATGTGTTTGAATTTACAGACAAAGACAAACTAAAGGCTATAGATACATCTAGGATGACTAGAAGACAAAAAGATAAACTAGCTGAAGTTCTTAGAGATATGAACCAACAAGTATCTCCTGAGACAACTATAGGCGAAACTGGTCTATGGACTAGAAGCACAGATTTTGGTAGAATTGTATCAACACTTACTTCTTATCCTATGCAGCAGTTCAATGTTCATGGTTTAGAAGATATGAGACATATGGACAGAATGGCATTAGTCCACTCAGCTGGTTCATTTGCTGGTTCATATATTGGACTTCATGCAAGATATGCAGTTCAAGATAAAGAGGTTGATAACTCACAAGTTGCTATGTATGCTCTTATGAATATACCTCAGTTTGGTGCACTGTCAAGTATGACATCAATCATCAATCCAGCTACACAAGATACACTGAAAGATGGACTTGCTGTAATAGGATTAGATAAACAATAATCGGGAGGGATTATGACTAAGAAAGAGAAAAAAGAAAAGCTAGAAAAACTAGATGAGCAAGTGTTAGACCTTATGGTTAAATACACTGGTGAGACTGGTGATACTGACAAGCTTACAGAACTTAGCGTTGCTGTTAATTACCTAAAAAGTAATTCTATTGTTGAGGAAAAAACCAAGTCTACTCTTGAAGAAGATACTAAAGAGAGATTGAAGAAAGCTTCTGAAAGAAGAAAGAATAATGAGAGTAAATAGATGAGCCAGAAGCAAAGAGCTAGAAATAGAGCAGTTGAAAAAAACTCTGGCAATATACCATTAAACCTGATGACTCCAGAAGGTCAAATAGATTACTTCACATCTGTTGAGTGGGGTAAAGTCTACGAGGATGATAAGTACTTCTCTGATGCTATGCTTGAAGACCACTTCATTGTATTCTATACACATACCTTTGCTCATTTAGGACTACCTAGACCAACTAAAGCACAGTATGAGATTGCACTGTTCACAATGAATAGAGATAATCCACATAGATTAATCATGGCTATGAGGGGTTTATCTAAATCTCTAACTTCTCAGATATATGTTGTATGGAGACTTCTCAATGACCCAAATGAACATATCCTAGTTATGTCTGCTGGTAAAACTAGAGCTGGTAACTACTCTCAGTTTGTTCAGAAGTTAATAAAGCTAATGCCTATCACTAAACACATGACACCTAGACACAATATGGAAAGAACTTCTGGAGAATCATTTGATGTTGCTGGTTCAACTCCTTCAGATAGCCCTAGTGTTTATGCTGTTGGTGCTAAGACTCAGATAGCTGGTTTCAGAGCAAGTCTTATTATATATGATGATATTGAAACTGCTCAGTCTGTAGAGTCTGCTCCTCTTAGTGAAGCCATTGATGCCTATGCTATGGAAGCTCAGAATCTTCTTATGTCTGGTAAAGATGAATCAATAGTTCTTTGTACTCCTCACAGTATGTCAAGTATATACATAGATTGGATAGATACTAAAGGATTTGTACCATTCATTATTCCAGCTTACTATCCAGAAGATGATGCTAACTACTTCGGTGGATTAGCTCCATACATCAAAGAGAGAATAGCTAACAATCCTGAGTACATAGGTCAAGCTGTAGATGATAGACTAGACAACAACTTTCTCATGTCTAAGAAAATGAGAATTGGTAAGTCTAAATTCAAGCTTCAATATATGTTGGATGTATCTGATAGTGATGATTTAAGATATCCTCTTAAGTTGTCTGACTTCATAGTTGATGATGTAGATAATGATGTAGCTCCACTTAAAACAATGTACTCTTCTATGCCTGAGAATATAATATCTCAAAAGCATAATGGTTTTGCTAAAGATAAGATGTATAAACCATCTCATAGAACTGACCAGATGGGTGAGTACGATTATAGAATCATGTCTATAGATACTGCTGGTAAAGGTAAGGATGAGATAGGTATCTCTATCTTATACCATCTTAACACCAAAGTCTTTGTGAAGAAAGTTACTGGTATGCAAGGTGGATATGATGATGATGTGATGGTTAACATAGCTAATATGTGTCTAGCCTATAGAGTACAGACTATCGTAGTGGAAGACAATTATGGTGATGGTGCATTTAGAAAGATGTTAGAACCATTCATCTTATCAATAAGTCCTGATACAGAAGTTGAAGGTATAAAAGTTAGTGGTCAAAAAGAAGTTCGTATAATAGAGACACTTGAACCAATGCTGAATCAACATAGACTTATCATAGATAAACAAACTTTGGATGATGACTTAAATGCTGAAGCAAGAAACTACTCTTTTACTCATCAGTTGAGCCATATAACAAAAGAGAGAGAAAGCATTAAGCATGATGATAGATTAGATAGCTTAGCAAATGGAATCACTTTTCTATTTGATAAAATATCTGATGATGAAGAACGAGGTATGCAACTCCATGCTGAAGATGAAGCAGATAAAAATCTACAATTCACACTTCAGAACTTTGGAGGATATAGAGGTAGCTCTAGTCAGAACTTTGGTACTAACTTTTAGTCACCATCTGAGTCGGGAGCTTTTGGCTTAACTGTCAAATCTTCTTTCATGTCATCCATAATCTCACGAATATCATTTATATGAAGACCATTCTTTGCAGCTAGATACGCTTCAATTCCTAACAATGCTGTAAATATCTGCTCATCACTATCATGCTGTAAATATCTGCTCATCACTATCAGTCTTGATTTCAAAACTCGCTCCATTATTCTCATCAAACTCAACTTTAATTACACCCATTACTTATCCTTTTAATACTTTTAATATTTGTTTTTCCATTTTCCTAGACAACTCTCTACCCATAGTGTAAGATAAGCTATCAGTCTTGTCATCAAATTTACTGTTAGCATTAGCTACATCAGTTGCTGTAATTCTATTAATAGGTAGCATAAACTCTTGCTTAAACTGTGGAAATAAAGTGTCTCTACGTTTAAGATTGCTAGGTGGAAACCTAACTATGTTAGATGGCTTTGCTTTAGCCACAACAATAGAACCTAATACAATGCTTCCAATTAATCCAAAAAATCCTCTTCTATTCATTATATATCCTTTTTATTTAAACTTGTCCAGAATGTTCTGGCTTTTATAACTGCTCTAACTCTAGCATTATCTCTTGTTTTATATGACACCTTAAGAAGCTCAAAGAGATGTTCATCAAGAAGTTCAACTCTTCTCATTATAACCTCTGCTGGTATCTCTGGAACTTCAGTGTCATCACCATATAGATAACTATTACTCTTCAAGTTCTATAGCTCTCTCAATAGACCAGTGAGCTTCCTTTAAATCTGTAATCAAATCTTTATGACCTCTGTTACCACCAGCAAGTAACTTCTTAACTGCGTGTTGAGTAGCTGGATTAATTACGTTAAAAGCTTTAAGCACATCATATACATCAACGGTTATTGTCGTCTTGTTTCCATCACCATCAATTTCAGATATCTTTTTTCTATACTTGCTACCTTTGTCTATCTCTATGAAATCAATAGTCTTTCCCTTGAATCCACACATACAACTAGAATTTCCATCTAGTCTTCTTTCTGTCTCTATTACAGTATGTTGACCACACTTAGGACACTTCATTTTTGTCTCCATCAGTTGAACCAAATCCACCAGTTCTCTTAGCTTCTGTATCAACACCAAACAAATAAGACTTATGCTCCATCAATGTAATCTGAGCTATCTTGTCACCTTTGCTAATCTTGAAGCCCTTGTGATTAGAGTGAGCATAACCTCTGTATATTTCCAGAAGAGTATCATTGTCAACTGGATTATGTAATCTAATCTTAATCTCATCTTCATAATCCAAATCAATAACACCAACACCATTAGCAATCACAAGATGCTTAGACAATGAGCTTCTCAGCATTAGCTGAACATAGTGCATCTTTTTAAACTTCTCACTAAGGTATGAAATATCTATTGGGTCAAAACATACACCTAATCCAACTAGCTTAGTGCTTCCAGCCTCTATGACAACATCTTCACTTGCATATAAATCTATACAAGCACTATACTTTGAACCTCTAGTTGGTTCACATCCATCTACTAACGTCTTAATCATTTACTCTGTCCTTTTAAATAAGCATACAGCTTCTTACTAGCTGCTACAATATTGTTCTGCTTAGTAATCTCTTTACCATCAACCTTTGCTACATAGAAACCATTTATATCTTTTTCAATTACTACTTTCATTTATTCTCCTTTACCATATTTAGATGATGGATACCCTTCATAGTCACGAAAACTATCTCTTCTCTTCTTACCATATTTAGATGATGGATACCCTTCATAATCACGAAACTCATCTCTTCTCTTCTTAGCATTTTTCTTCTCTTTACTCTGTTTAGCATTGTGCATCTTCTCTTTGAAACCAACTTCGCCTTTCATTTACTTCTCCTTTTAATTGGTTCACACTTGAACTCAACTCTTCTGTTTAACTCTATTGCTTTGTATCCAATAGTCATACACTCTTTCTGTGAACTCAACGCCTTCATAGTCATAGCCTCACCAGCATCACTATACTTAGCATTAATAAACAATATCAGTAACCATTCCATCTCTTCTCCTTTAATCTAATGTGAAACCAATCACAGTTCCAACAACTAAGAACATAAACCACCCTATTCTCTTCAGCACTCTAATCATATCATCCTCCTAACACTGATGTTCCAGAACCTAATCCACCTACTACAAAATGAGGCATTGGTTCATTCTTATCTATCACTACACTTGGTTTATTTCTCTTTAGAAACTCTTTAATCATATCATCTTCACTTTTTGTTTGAGTGATAAGCTTTACATTAGGCTTCTGTGCTTCTCTATGCTTACGATTTATATCTCTAACTTTATCAAGTGCTTCTTTAGGAATAGAAGAATTTTTACTAAGACTCCTACTCTGCTTAGCTATTTGCATAGGTGACTTTCTATATACTTTTGGCTTAGCTTTACCAGCACAACTACGACACCTTACGTTAGCTCCATACTGAGAGAAAGAAGATTGTGAAATCTGTCTAGTTGCTGTCTCTGGTGGACAGTCTGGACAAGTTGTAAAGTATCTCTTCTTATCTGTAACTCTGATTTGTTTACGAGAGCAATCTACACACAACGTAGTCTTTCTCTTGTCTGGATTTGAACTTAAGTATCTAACCGTACCACATCCAGTACACTTGTGTTCATATCTCTTCTTCTCATCATCTGGCTTACGATTATTTTGACTCATAGCATAACCTAACTTAGATGCTGAACACTTACGACACTCTTGGTTTTCTTTTGGAATATAGCCAACCCAGTTCTCATCTCCACACTTACACACTCTTAAGTACATAGAGACTTTCTTTCCATTTTCATCAGTATGTATTTTGTGAGGAACATCTCTTGCGTTAAGTGCATCTCTTCTGTTTTGTATAGCACAAGTTCTACACACAGTACCTCTATCTCTAGTCACTTCTCTAGGAGTGCTACATTGTGGACATTCAACTATCATTTACTTTCCTTTTTTAATCTTACCAGCATAAAATTTACCACCAATACAATCATTCATATAGGTGTCATCAACCAATACATCTGCTCTCATAAGATGTTTCTGCTCACAGTACGTTAAGTTAATCTTGTCATAACATACCTCAAGTATCTCTTTAGACTCAACAGTAAAACCTTTAGTTAGCTTACTCGAACCAACGTAAGTTCTCCAGTCATTCTCTTTAGTAACCATCTCATACTTCTTAGCTCTGGCATCTGTCATAGCTGCTAACTTTCTTTTACCAAATGGCTTCTTAGTCACTGACCAAAACTGTTTCTTACCAATGTAATGTTTTCCATTAGTGTAGGTGATTAGATATATGAATCCCCACAACAAACTCGGAACTGGTTTATCAGATACTTCAAGACCATCTTTCTTCCACTTAATCATTATCTTGCTCCAACTCACATATGTCTAAAAGCTTTTCATATAACTTTGGCAAGTCACTACCATCAGGTATATTTTCCTTTTCTCTAATAAGTTCTTGCTGAACTATGTGCAACAATAAAGACATATCACCATTGGTTAGTATGACTTCTGTTTTTTCTACCATGTAGCATCCTTCAAATTGTATGATTTTTTAACACTTTGTTTTTTTGGAATAGCCTTAACATCTTTATGAGATATATTATGTGGTGATGAAACTCTATCTAAGATACTCTCAGGCTCTTTAAACTGTTTATGCAACTCAGGCTTTGAGTCAACAATTTCGTAGTCATCAGCGTTATCTAGGAAGTGGTCTAGCTTTTCTATATTTTTAGCCATATCATTCAGAACCACACTTCTATCTGTATCTCTTGGATAAGACCTTAGAACAATACCCGATTCAATGTGAACCAATAGGTCAGACTTATCTGCTTTGATACTTCTGTGACACAACTTATGTCCAGCAAAGTCTATTACAGACTTGCCAGACTTAGGTATGTTTTTCTGATAACGATAAACGGTTTGACTACCAGTCGTCATCATCTTCAGCTTCATCAGATGCTTTAGCTTTAGAAGATTTCTTAGGAGCTTCTTCCTCGTCATCCTCTTCTTCTTCCTCTTCAGGTTCTTCGTAGTCACCATCATCTTCTTCAGGGTCTACTTGTTTACCCCATTCATTGATACCTAATTTCTTCTGCTCTTTTTCAGATAGGTCTTCAGCAATAAGAGTACGACCTTCAAAGATTAAACCTTCTTCATTTGCATCAATAAACTTTTGTAACAGTTCACCTTCACCATCTTCCATCTCTGAACCAAACAATCC